GGCGCCTTGGGCAAATTACCATATACCGGAACAGATTCAATAACACTAGGTAGACTAGGACTTTCTCCAGACCCACTGGCAGCAATTAAATCTAAGATCACAATAGGTTAAATACTGTTATGACAACATTTATAGGTTTTAACACAATTGGTCAGCCAAAAAAGTTTACTCTGGTGGACTTTGAATTGGTCAAGAGAGATTTGCTGAATGCATTCAACATACAGCAGGGACAACTAGTAGGCCGTCCTGGGTACGGCACAGTGATTTGGAGTTACCTGTTTGAAAATCAAACACAGGATACTGAGCGAGCAATACTGGCAGAAATAAATCGTGTGGCCAGTTTAGATCCAAGAATTTACATTGAATCTGCTGAGATGTTCCCACAAGACAATGGTATACTTGTGCAAATAGCACTGACAATGGTGCCAGGCCAAACAACACAGTTTTTAACACTGTATTTTGATCAGCAAACTCGTAGTGCCAGTTACGCCTAAACATAAACTGGGCGGTTTATTTTCGCCATAAATAATCTACAAGATGGATTATTATGGCAAAAACTACTAGACAAACCACGGTATTTGGAGTTGAAGATTGGAAAAGAATCTACCAAACCTACCGCGAAGCCGACTTCCAAAGTTATGACTTTGAAACTCTGCGCAAGAGTTTTGTTGATTATATACGACTGTATTACCCCGAAACATTTAACGACTACATTGAGTCAAGTGAATTTATTGCTCTATTAGATGTAATGGCATTTATGGGGCAATCATTGGCCTTCCGCACAGACCTGAATACTCGCGAAAACTATTTAGACACGGCCGAGCGTAGAGACAGCGTTGTTAAACTGGCCAATCTAGTTGGATATACTTCTAAGCGCAATACAGAAGCATCTGGATATTTAAAAGTATTTTCTATTCAAACAACAGAAAATATAGTAGACTACAACGGCATTAATTTGGCCAACATCACAGTTAACTGGGCCGATCCAACTAACTTTGATTGGCAAGAACAATTTACTGCCATTATAAATGCTGCCTTGATCAATACACAGCGTTATGGGCGCCCAGGTAATAGAACTACCATCAACGGTATACGCACAGACGAATATACAATTAATTTGTTGCCAGGCTTTTTGCCAGTGATACCCTACAGTGCTGTAGTCGACGGCGTTAATATGCCGTTTGAAGCAGTCAGTTCTACTGCCAGTGGCCGCGGCTACGTATACGAACCCAGTCCACGTCCCAACGGACAATTTAACATGTTGTTCCGCAACGATCAATTGGGATTTGCGTCTGACAACACCGGCTTCTTCTTCCTGTTCAAACAAGGTGTACTGCAAAATCAAGATTTTAACTTGCCCGAGCGCATTGCCAACCGAGCTGTCAACATCAACATCGAAGGCGTTAACAACACCGATCGCTGGTTGTATCAATTAGACAACGTTGGCACAGTTGCTCGCGAGTGGGAGTTTGTAGAAAGCGTGTACACTGCCGCAGTTGAGCAACAAACAGCATTGCGCCCGCTGTACTCAGTGTCTAGTAGAGCAAGTGATCAGATCACTATGAACTTTGGTGACGGAGTATTTTCAGAAATTCCAGTTGGCTTATTCCGTGCTTATGTCCGTGCAAGTAATGGATTACAGTATATTATCAATCCGGAAGAAATGCAAAACGTAATACTAAGCATCAGTTACGTCAGTCGTTCTGGACAATTAGAAACGCTCACAATGATTTGTGGTATCACTGAACCTGTGAGTAATGCACTGGCACGTGAAACGCTTGCCGAAATCAAGCAACGTGCACCTGCACGTTACTACACGCAAAACCGTATGGTCAACGGTGAAGATTACAACAACTTTCCGTTCACGTCCTACAATTCAATCATCAAATCTAAAGCATTGAATCGTGCATCAATTGGCACAAGCCGATATCTTGATCTAGTAGACAACACTGGAAAATATTCTTCTACCAATACATTTGCCAGTGATGGCGCACTGTACGAATACAATGTGTTGCCAACGTTTTTGTTTAGTTGGTTGACAACCAACGAAATCAGTGATGTTATTACCAATCAAGTTGAAACAAGACTAACAGGCGATGCTGCCAAACAATTTTACTACGCTAATTATCCTCGTCCATCATTGTTGTCCCTGGCAGTGACATGGAATCAAAGCACCACTTTGTCTAACGAAACCACAGGCTACTTTAAAAATGCAGCCGGCATTCCTGTTTCTGTGGGAGTTTACGCCAGTAACAATATGAAGTATGTACAAACAGGCAGCCTAATTAAGTTTGTGCCACCTACTGGTTATTATTTTGATGTTAATAATAAATTAGCATTGGGTGTTCCTACTAGGCCGGACGAAAAATTAATAATATGGGCATCAGCCACAGCCATATATGTCGACGGAACAAACCAAGGTGCAGGCAATTTTAGCAACGGACTTGGTCCAGTGGTTCTTAATAACTATGTTCCTTCCGGTGCTGTGTGCAATCAAGTTATACCATTGTTCATAACAGACTTAGGAACTGATGTGCGTACTAGCGCATTGTCACAGATTGAGTTATATCGTGATTTTGGATTGGGTTATAACAACTTAACCAATGAATGGTACTTGATTACATCAAATAATCTTGCAATCAATGCACCTTGGAGTCAGGCCTATGCAGGAGACACATCCGGAGCAAACCTAGATGCCAGTTGGTTTGTGCAATTTATTACCGACGGCGAATCATACACTGTTACTACACGAGCATTGAACTATTACTTTGGCAGTGTATTACAAACACGTTTCTTCTTCTACGGTGACGAACAAATTTACGATAGCCGAACAGGCACGACTATTCGAGACTTTGTCAAAGTTCTAAAAACCAACAGTAGACCCGATTCAAATTTACCACTTGACGGTGACATCACAATGCGTATCATTGATCAGCCGGTACAGCCCGACGGTTACGTTGACGATTATCAGGTCCTGGTGTCCTGGCAAGATAGTGATGCTGATGGCGTGCCAGATGATCCAGATTTCTTTGATACAATTGTTGCACCCACTGTGAACTCAACTACTAAACGTGTATTCTTTCAGCAAGTAGTAGACTTTGACAATCTTGAAAGATATTTGTTGGTAGAACCGGGAATTGTCAACGATCAATATTCTACGCTTGATGACATTGAAGTAGAAAAAGCACAATATGTGCCTGGCCAAGTATTTTATGCATATGGTGTTTTTGACAGTATAACAAATACCTATACCACTGATCCAGCGTTTTATGTTTTAGTGTTGACTACATCGGGTACAACTGTGCTGAATCTTACAACAGAGTATATTACTCGAGTAGGTCGTCAAGGACTGTATTTTCAATATAGACACAATAGTCCATTGACAAATCGCATCGACCCCGGATCAACTAATATCATTGACATATATGTAGTGACTCAGGCATATTATACCGCATATAGAAATTACATTGTGGACTCCACCGGGGCAATTCCAAAACCAGACACTCCGTCTATTGACACATTAACTTCTGAGTATGCAGGATTGCAAGACTATAAAATGATTTCTGATAATATGATTATTAATTCAGTGACATTTAAACCTTTGTTTGGTGCCAAGGCCGCGGCAGAGCTACGTGCAACAATCAAAGTTATTCGTGCCAGTGGATCTACTGCATCTGTTAGTGAAATAAAAAGTCTAGTGGTGTCCTATATCAACAGTTATTTTGAAATTGAAAATTGGAATTTTGGAGATACATTTTATTTCTCAGAGCTGTCAGGATACCTGCATCAAAACATTGGCGACGTAGTAAGTTCGGTGGTGTTGGTTCCACTGAGTCCACAAAAGAGTTTTGGTGACCTATACGAAATACGTTCTGCTCCAAATGAAATTTTTGTCAATGCTGCCACAGTGGCAGACATCCAAGTGATCGAAGCATTAACAAGCACAAACCTTAAGACTGCCCCAGGCAGCGGAGTAATTTAATGGCAAAAGTGAGAACGGTAGATTTTTTACCAGAAATATTTCAAACCTCCACTAATAAGCAATTTTTATCTGCTACATTAGATCAATTGGTTCAAGAACCGCAGTTTAAAAAGACACAAGGATATGTTGGCCGCAGAGTGGGTCCTGGTGTCAATGCCGACGACAAATATGTTGTTGAGCCCACGCAGACTCGCACAGATTATCAACTTGAACCCGGCGTTATTTTTAGGAAAACCGATTCAGACACAGTCAAAGATGCCATCACATACCCGGGCATCAGTGATGCATTGTCTACACAAGGTGCATTTGTTGATCAAAGTGATAGACTTTATACCAGTGAATACTACACCTGGGATCCACAAATTAATTTTGATAAATTTGTAAATTACAGTCAGTACTATTGGTTGTCAGCCGGGCCATTGGCCGTTAACATTGGCGGCACAGCAGTTCCGTTAACTGCAGAATACACTGTCACTCGAGAAAACGGAGTATATACTTTTTCTGGATATAACGGTACTAATCCCACGTTGACACTATTACGCACCGGCAATTACACATTTAACGTAGCACAAAATTCCAAAGAGACAGTAAATTACCGTGTCACTGCTAATAGCACATCAGCATACATTATTGATTATGTACCAAACCCGTCTCTGACATTGGTTCGCGGCAATACCTATGTATTCAATCTGAATCTTGACGTAGTATCGCCATTCTGGATTAAAACAGCTCCAACTCAAGGGCGCACAGATCCATATAATAATGGAGTAAGCCGTAACGGAGCAAACACTGGAAATATCACATTTACTGTGCCTCAAGATGCACCTGACCAGTTATACTATGCAAGTGAAACACAATTTAACATGCAAGGTATGCTGTCAATCATTGATGGAACTCCGGGCACTGGCCCAGGATTTTGGATTCAAGCAGAACCCGGTATTGAGGGTGTGCTGCCGTGGGCACCAAACATCTCCAGCAGAGATGTGTTGGGAGTAACCAACAACGGCGAAGATCTTGGCTCAGTGGAATTTGATGTGCCATTGGCCACCGCACAAAGTTTTTATTATGGCCTGACCAGTATTGGGACGGTTGACCTGGCTACTAATTTAACATTTAGTCAAATTAACAATGTTTTCCTGTCAGACTTTTTTGCAGCCAATCCATCTGGAATTGATGGCATTACTAATTTAAACGGGCGAACGTTAGTATTCCTTAACACAACCACCGGCAACAACGGATGGGAAAATATTTCTCAATTTGATCCCTTGCCAAGCTCGGGCACGGGAATCGGAACTTTTGACAGCACAACATTTGCTCAGGCCACTCCTCTCACACAAGCTCAGAGATATAGTGTCTGGCAGATAAACTATATAACATCATCGGGCGGCCAACAATACATTCAGTTAAATGAAATATTACCAATTGCAAATTTAGAAAAGTTTTCTATTGCGTTTGGAATTCAATACTCCAACACTGGCTGGTATAAAAATCAGGCTGGGTACCTTGAAGAGATTCCGTTACTAACTGCAATTAAAGATTTGTTGTTTTATCAAGATGGAACTGATCCTGAGATATTCGGACAAATACGCCTCATTGATCAAACCAATGCAACTACAACGTATATTGAAGACATCATTGGAAAACAAACCTATACAAGCTCAAATGGAGTGATATTCACCAATGGTCTCAAAGTTCAATTCCGTGGCACTACTGTGCCTGCCGAGTATGAAAATCAAGAATACTATGTTGAAGGTGTAGGCACTGCAATTAAATTATTGCCAGTTGTAAATTTTGTCACGCCCGAACCCTACACTCAAAATTCTCCTATTCCCTTTGATAGTTTACCATATGATGATGGAAATTTTGATTACACACTGAATGCACCACTACTCCCGGAATACCTTACGATTAATCGTGCAAGCCCAGATCTCAATGCGTGGTCACGCGGCAATCGCTGGTTTCACATTGATGTAATCACAGCCGCAGCCTCTTATAATAACACTGTACCAGTATTAAACAATTTGCAACGTGCCAAACGTCCTATCATTGAGTTTTACGCAGGAACACGCCTGTTTGGGTTTGGCACACAAGGAAAGCAACCAGTTAACATTGTTGATTTCAGTGCAACAGACGCAATGAGTACAATAAATGGATCGCCTGGCTACGGGATTGATGGTTATGATTTTGTTGAAGGTACTCGCGTAATTTTTGCAGCAGACTCGGATCCACAAGTTAGAAATAAAATCTATGTTGTGAATTTTATCACACCGGACACCCAGGTGCCATTGATTGCAGAACCCATCATTAACTTGGTGCCTGCGTCAGATTCTGAAGTGTTGGTCAATCAAACAGTAGTCAGCCTTAATGGCCTAGTACAACAAGGAATAAGCTATTACTTTGACGGAGTTGAGTGGATATCAGCACAGCAAAAAACAAAAACAAACCAGGCACCATTGTTTGACATCTACGATGTAGACGGAGTCAGTTTCAGCGATCCTATTAAATATCCAAGTACTACATTTATCGGTAGTAAATTATTTAGTTATGCCGTTGGAAACGGCGCATCCGACGCTGTGCTAGGTCTGCCATTGCGTTATTTAAGTTTAAATAACATTGGTGACATTGTATTTGATAATAATTTCTATTCTGACACCTTTATATACGTTGTTGGTAATTCTGCCATCACTAATAAAACAAGCACAGGATTTGCATACCAATATCAAAATCGGGTGTTGTATCAACGACAACTGGGATGGCAAGTTGCAGAAACGCCAAGTTTGATTCGTCAGCAGTTCCAATTCACATACGACGGATCTCCTTTACAATTTAATATCAATATACCCGACAACACTGTGGTGCCTGCAATTCAACTGTTTGTGGCCAACAAGTTTATATTGCCAGCAGATTACACAGTAACACGTACCTCTACTGTTACTACAATTGTGTTAAGCAACATTTATGCTCCGGGATCATTGATAGAAGTGCAGGTCTTAAGCAATGAAGCCAGTGATAACGGGTTTTACCAGGTGCCAATTAATTTGGCCAATAATCCATTTAATATCAACAGCCCTGAGTTTACATTAGGCACCATAAGAACACATTACGAAAGCATTGCTGAGAACTTGATTAGCTTTGTTGGAGACATCAATGGACCCAATAACACTCGTGACTTAGGCAACATTGGACGCTATGGCACAGTTATTCTACAACAGAGTGCACAATTGACTCTGGCCGGCTTCTTTATGAGAAGCAGTGAATATAATATTTTCAAGTCTTTAGAGTTCAATGATAGAGAATATAATAAATTTAAAAATAGATTATTGGAAAATTCTATTCGTAGCGAATGGGGAAATTTGACTACCAGTCAAATTCTTGATTCTATTGTTACAGATCTAAACACAGGCAAAACTAATCTAAACAGTTTTTTCTACAGTGATATGCTGCCCAGCGGCAATGTGTACACAGACACTGTGTATACCGTAACACCAATTACAACCGGAACGTTCGACACCTTACAAACATATACGTTTACTTCGGCAAATTTCCTGGGATTATTAGTATATCTAAACGATGTTTTATTAACGTTGAATTATGACTATACTGTTGCAACAGATGGTCCTAGAATTACAATTACAACAACGTTGACAGTTGGCGATAAAATTACAGTGCGAGAATATGCCGACACCACTGGCAATTTTGTGCCCAACACACCTACTAAAATGGGATTGTACCAGTCGTACAAGCCAGAAATATTTGTGGATGAAAATTATGTAAATCCAACTGTGGTCATTCGCGGACATGATGGCAGTATCACTACAGCGTTTGGTGATATACGGGATGATATCCTGTTGGAATTTGAACGTAGAATTTTTAACAACTTAAAAACTGAAGGTAATCCAGTTCCGATAACTCCGGAAGAAGTGATTCCGGGCTATTTCCGCACTACTGATTACACTCAGACTGAGATTACAACTATCTTAGGTGAGAGCTTTTTGACCTGGGTAGGACAAAACAAAATAGATTATAAAACTCAGCAATACATTGCCAACAATGCATTTACCTACAACTATAGTCAAGCAGGCGACAAAGAAAAAAATCTACCTCTACTAGGCGCCTGGCGCGGCATCAGCAGGTATTTTTATGACACATTGAATCCCAATTATACACCGTGGGAAATGTTGGGATTTAGCCAGAAGCCAACTTGGTGGGAAACACGCTATGGTCCAGCACCATACACACAAGATAACTTGGTATTATGGGACGACATCCAGGCCGGTGTTGTTGCAGATCCAGACGGTCATTTTGTACGACCTGAATTTGTACGACCAAACTTGTCAACATACTTTATACCCACGGGCACAGAAGGGCAGTTGCTGGCACCTCTCAACAGTGTAGTTGGACAGTACGATCCCAATGCCTGGCGCAAGAGTTGGGTTGTTGGTGATGGCGGCCCTGCAGAGGCCGCATGGTGGTCAAGCAGTAGTTACCCGTTTGCTGTTATGCGATTATTGGCCCTGACTCGGCCTGCAAAATTCTTTAGTTTGTTTGCTGACAGAGATCTTTACAAGTACAGCACTGAATTTCAGCAGTACCTTTACAACAACCGCTACCGACTAGATGCACAAGGTGTACAAGTATATGGCGGCCACGTTAACATATCAACAGGGGTTGTTACCCCTGTTAGTAAAGCCAGTTATATCAACTGGATCGTTGACTACAATCAACAATTGGGTATTAACTCAACACAGACTTTAGAAAATGCTCTGGCAAATCTTGACGTTCGGTTGTGTTGGAGAACTGGCAGTTTTACAGATAAGCAATATCTCAAAATATACACAGAACGATCAAGCCCTAACAGTTTGAATTCAAGCCTGCTGTTGCCAGATGAAAGCTATGACTTGTTGTTGTATAAAAACTCACCGTTTGGATCGGTTGCTTACAGCGCAGTAATTATTCAACTTACCGACGCAGGGTATGCGGTATTTGGTTACAGTACCACAGATCCGTATTTTAATATTTTTGCAAGTCGTCCCAGTGGACAGTTACAAACAGTCAGCGCCGGCGGCAGCACAGTGCGTGTGCCAAAGCAATATACCAATGATATTACACAAGTTCCCTATGGATTTGTATTCACAAATCAATCATCAGTTGTTGATTTTTTACTGAGCTACGGCCAATACCTGACATATCAAGGGTTAATATTTGACACTCGAGAAAATGGTTACACCCTGGACTGGCAACAGATGGCCCGCGAGTTTCTTTACTGGGCAAATCAAGGCTGGGCTGTGGATAGTTTGATCAATTTAAATCCGGCAGCACTGCAATTGACTGCAGAACGTCCTGGTGCAGTTGTTGATAATATTACTGTGCAGAATCCCGAAAACATGTTACTGGATCAAAATCGCACACCGTTTGATGCTAGAAACTTGATAATTGAACGATTAGAAAATAGATTCACAGTGACCAGTGCAAATGATCAATCAATTGCCTATGCAAAAATACAATTTGTCAATTACGAAAACATTATAATACTAAACAATGTTAGTATTTTTGCTGACTTGATTTATAATTCAGCCACTGGCGCACGACAGAATCGAATTTATGTTTCAGCGTTTACCACAACAGAATGGAACGGAACGTTAAATGCACAAGGGTTTGTACTCAACCAAGACAATGTACAGTTGTGGGTCCCAAATCGTAAGTATGCCAAAGGCGAAATTGTCAACTACAAAAATAATTATTGGTCTGCACAAAGCATCATTCAGCCTAAGTTGGAATTCGCCTATTCTGACTGGGTCAAGAGTGACTATACCAAAATACAAAAAGGACTATTGCCTAATATTCCTAACAAAGCAGATCAATTGTCCAACAGCTACGATACACAAACTGCCAACCTTGAAAGCGACAACGATCTATTGAGCTATGGCTTGATCGGCTTCCAGCCAAGAGAGTACATGGTAGCATTGAACCTTGACGACACAAGTCAAGTTAACTTGTACAAACAGTTCATTGGGACCAAAGGCACAATCTTGAGTGCAGAAATATTCACCGGTGCTAACCTTGGAAAAGAAACTGCTGACTATCAAATTTACGAGAACTGGGCAGTGCGCCGCGGCACATATGGTGCAAACGCAAATCGCAGTTTTGTTGAATTTCGATTGAACGAAGCGTTGTTACAGAGTAATCCTTCCACAGTACAGGTAGTGGTAGCAGGAGAAACAAGTTTGGCAAATCAAACTATATTTCTCAGTGATCTGTGGCGCGAAAGTTACAAACTATCCTCGCCTGGCTTTTTAACAACTACTACGACATCAGTCACTGATACTGCATTACCAAGTGCAGGCTACGTTAATATCAACGATGTTGACATAACTGTGTTTTCGTTAGACGATCCAACTAACATTTCTGCAAACCTTGACAATATAGGCAACGGAACACGAATATGGGTGGCTAAAACTAACAGCTACGATTGGAACGTATATCGCGCTACACAAACCCCGGGCAAAATTTCTCGTGTTACTGACAACCTTGACGGAACCAGCCTGGTGTCATTCACACAAATACACAATTTAAAAGTTGGAGACTTGTTGATTGTTCGATTCTTCAATGATTCGTTCAATGGCGTATATCGCGTGTTGACAACCCCCAAGCCAACCACCCTGACTGTTGCTTATACATTTCCCAACGGTAATCAAACTACTATAGTCGGCTCTGGGCTAGGATTCTACCTGGATACAATGCGTGTTACTCAAGCAAGCGATGTTGGTAAGTTATCTTATGCCAACGAGTTGGTTCCTGGTGCACTGGCCTGGGTAGATAACAACGGCGCCGGACTATGGGAAGTTCTTGAAAAACAAAATGTGTTTTCTCCAAGTTATTCGCTCGACACAAACCTTGCATTAGAGAATACCGGTTACGGTTCAAGCATTGCTCAAGCATATGAAAATATTGCGGCTCTAGTCGGTGCACCGTTGTACGGTGACACTGGCGCAATATACCCGTACCTGCGTGGGCAGAATGGCATATATGAAGAAAATCCATTGCTACAATTAACTACTCCTGGCACAATAGGATATGGCAGCGCATTGGATATAGGCTATCAATCTTGGGCCATTGCTGGTGCCAGCCTGAGTTACAGTGGTGCTGGATATGCAGTTGTAATTTATCGATCACCGTCGAGTAATAAATTTTTACAAACGCAATTGTTAATTGCGCCCGATTATCTTTCAAATTTGGGTAGCTTTGGCTCTTCGGTGGTAATAAGCAAAGATGAACGTTGGGCATATGTTGGTGCACCTGACTCTGACACAGTGTATGCATATGGCCGTGTAGATGAAGAAACTCAATATGTTAACTACGTTGGTGATGGTATTACTGAGTCGTTTAACTATGATAATAATTTAATATTTGATCTTGCCCAGCCAGAACAAATCACTGTGTTGGTCAATAATGTTATCCAGCAATACGGAGTTAACTACGATATAAGCTCAACTGCGGTAATATTTAATACTCCGCCACTTAAAGACTTGCCAATTGCAATACTGCGAAATATGCTGGCGCCATTGGATGCTAAAACGTATTATAATGTTTCACAAAATTCAACGTCAGGAATTGGATCAGGAGCAAAATTTACAGTAGCCCGTGTCCGTGGAACATACACTGTTTCAATAACTACTCCAGGTGTTAATTACGCCAACGGAGAAGTGCTTACTATAAATGCAGCCACTATCGGGGGAGGAACGTCGCCGGCTAATAATTTAACTATTACAGTCACAGCAATTACTCTTGGAGCAATAACTGCATTTACGTATTCTGGTTCAGGTGTGTCAAATACATCTGTGTTTGACCTACAACCAGTGCTGTATACTGCAACCAACATTAACTCTTTCAGCGTCAGTGTCAATAGCATTTTACAGCGCCCATATATTGATTATACATTTGCAGGAACCACATTGACTTTTAATGTAGGGTCTAATCCACCTGCTGGCAGTGATATTGTTGTTGAAACCGGAACCTACTTCAAGTATGCTGGCATGTTGTCTGGGCCAGTCGGATCTGGATTTGGAACAAGTCTATCCCCAGGAACCGACGGCCGCCAGGTAGTCATTGGTGCACCGACAGATGTAATCGATACATTAATTTCGGGCAGTACCTATGTGTACGATCGCAGTGTGGCAAGATATCAGGTGGGCATTGGCGAAACAACTACAAAAACGTTTGCATTGCCGGTGGGATATACGCAACCTGTTTCGGTGTTGGTTAATAATACTTTCTTACAGAATAGTAGTCAGTTCCTTAACGGACAATTTACTGTAACCGGCGGCAATGTGGTATTGTCTAGTGATCTGACTCTGGAAGTTGGTGATATAATTGAAATTGAAAGCAACATATTCCAAGAAGTCCAACAAATTACAATTAAATCTCCGTTTGATGAAGCACAGTTTGGTACCGCAGTTGATATATGTCCAAATAACTGTAGTGTCTATATTGGAGCTCCGGCCGACGGCACTGTGTATGTTGCTGCCGGAAGTGTACAACGTAATGTAAACCAAGCACGGGTGTACGGCGTAATAACATCTACAATTGCCAATCCATCGTTAACAGCCGGTGACACATTACGTATTGACAATTATGAAATAGCCGTTCCTGCTAGCCCAGACAACACACTTGCAGGACTAGCAGATGCTATTAATAATGCCAACGACGGAGTTGGGATTCCCAACATTCGGGCCACAGTGTCCGACGATCTGTTCTTTGTTGGAACCAACACTACAAAAACATTTGATATTGGCGTAACCTATTCACAGTGTGCTAGTTATACCACTGTGGTTTATATTAACAGTGTATTGCAAACAATTAATGTCAACTACACCTACGATAATACCACCGGTATTATTACTTTTGCAATTGCTCCCGAGGGCGGCACAATCATACGTGTGGTTTCTGGTATACTAACTTTAAGTGTTATAAATGCTGCCGCCACATTGCCTTACACAAGACTTGAAGTCTTGCCCGGAGTTGTTGGTACAGCATTTGTTGACATTGGCTTTGTAAATTATTCATATACACAGACCATAACAAGTCCTAACCCAACACTTGGTGCAAATTTTGGCGCCACAGTGTTCATCAACACAGATGCAACTACACTGTTGGTTGGTGCACCGACTGGTAATTTATACGAACCAGTCACATTTGACAATGGAGAAACGTACTTTGATGATCGTAGTACAATTTTCTCAACTGTGCTGATTCAGAGCGGTGTAGCATACACATTTGATTATTTGCCAAGCTCGTCTGACTCGGTTACGGACCCAGGGCAATTTGTATTTGGTCAACAAATGTACGACAGTGACATTGTTGAACTTGACCTTTATGGATCAGCCATTAGTTATGTTACAGGAAGATTGTTAGTTGGATCTCCAGGCAGCGACCTTGGTGACAGCAGTAATTCTAATATTGGTCGTGTTAGTGTATTTGAAAATGCAGATAGAACACCGGCTTGGACTGTCAAACACATACAACAGCCAGTGGTTGATGTTGGGTTGTTAAATTCTGTGTACATGTACGATAAACTAGCATCTACAATTACATCATATTTGGATTTTATTGATCCATTGCAAGGCAAGATACTTGGAGTGGCTAGAGAAAACATCGATTACATTGGTGCAGTAGACCCTGCAAACTACAATAACGGTCCCGTACACAATGTTGGCAACCCGTGGAATGCGTCAAGAGTGGGTCAAATTTGGTGGGATACAAACTCAGTACGTTTTATAGACCCTAACCAAGATGATATTGTTTATGCAAGTCGCCGGTGGGGCCAAGTGTTTCCTGGCAGCAGTATAGACATCTATCAATGGATTGAAAGTGATGTAACCCCTGTTAACTACACAGGTCCCGGTACGCCACTCAGTGTGTTGAGTTATACCACACGTTCTGAACTCAACACTAATAATATTTTTGCAACACGCTATTATTACTGGGTAAGAGACATTGCTACAGTAAACACTACAGCAGGTAAAAAATTAAGTACTACTGCTATTGCCAATTATATCTTTAACCCAAGATCCAGTGGTATTTCTTACTTGGCAGCATTGAATTCCAGTACAGTGGCCGTGTATAACGTAAATGCATTGATCACCGCACAAGACACAATCTTGCACGTTGAATATGACCGTATTAAAAATGACGACAATGTACACCAAGAATATGAACTGATTGCAGACGGAGTGGCAGATAGTTTCTTAAGTGCTAACTTGTACCTCAAACTTCAAGACAGTCTGAGCGGTGTTAATATAACTGGTGCACCTGTGCCAGATCCAACACTAAGTCCTGCAGAGCGATATGGCGTTGAATTTAGACCACGTCAGAGCATGTTTGTTGACCGCTTTGACGCATTGAAAAATTACCTTGGATATACAAATCGAATCCTGGCAAATTATCCAATATCTGAAACAAAGAGTTTTACTCTGCTCAACTCAAGAGAACCAGAGCCAGCCGCAGGCAGCGGTGCTTGGAACATACGTGTTGCAGATTTAACAGAACTAGGCTATCAAAATCTAGTGCTTGTACCCGTTGGATACCGTTATTTGGTTGCAGTAGACTCGAGTAATTCGGGGTTCTGGACCATATACGAAGTTATGCCAGGCCTAGCCGTCGGAACAAAAGAATTAACACTGATACGTGTACAAAATTACGACACAAGCCGTTATTGGTCTTATATTAATTGGTATGCACCCGGTTACGACAGCACATTAAATCCTGTTGCAACTGTTACAAATTATGCAGGGCTGTCCGGGCTGACAATTGCTATTGCACCTGTGGGATCCAGTGTCAAAGTGTCTAATGCACCGGCTGGCAAGTACGAAATTTATCAGCGTACACTTACAAGTTGGGATCGTGTTGGGCTCGAAGATGGCACAATTGAATTTAGTGCAGAGTTGTGGAACTACTCACTTGGTAATTTTGGATTCGACGTTGAAGTATTTGATGCACAGTACTTTGACCAAGAACCAGTGATTGAAACACGTAAAATAGTTCAAGCAGTTAATCAACAGTTGTTTATTGATGAATTGGCAATTAACCGAAATCGTGCGTTGATTTTGATGTTTGAATTTATTATGAGTGAATTTTCTGCTCCAGACTGGTTGTTAAAAACCAGTTTAATCGATGTTACTCACAAAATTCGTAATTTGATTCCTTATCAATCATATCGTCAAGACAATCAGGACTTTGTATTGAATTACATCCAAGAGGTCAAGCCTTACCACACTCAAATTCGTGAGTTTAATCTGTCGTACGATGGTAACGATGCTTACCAAGGCATGTTGACTGACTTTGACAATCCTGCGTTCTGGGACGGGACATTAACAGTACCTCAATTCATTGGTCCTATTTTATTGCCTTACACTGCATCAAGTGCCAATAGCAAAACCAATTACGATGCTGACACAGAACCAACTGCTATAATATGGACAGAAAATCCATGGGCAGAGTGGTACAATAACTACACACTAACTGTGCAGTCTGTGTTTGTAACTAACACCGGCGCTGGTTACAGTCTTGGTACAACAGTGTTGGTCACTGGCAATTGCATTACTCCAGCAGAAATGACTGCTGTGGTCAACAGTGCTGGACGAATAATTGGTGTTAATCTAATAGAACCTGGCAGTGGATATGTAACCACTCCGGTGATAACATTTGTGGATAGCACCGGAACAGGCGCCACTGCGGTAGCAGTTATGGGAAATAATTTGATTCGTCAAATTAAAACCACTATAAAATATGACAGGTATGAATACTTCTCCACTGTTGTTGAGTGGCAAGCAAATGTGCCCTACGATAACGGAACACAGGTTAGATATGCAGACCGTGTATGGGAAGCAGACAGCGGTGACAGTTCTAGTGTCCAGAGTGCTACATTTGATCCATCACAGTGGATAGAAGTAAATGCTGGATTACTAACAGGCGTTGATCGTACCATGGGCTTCTATGCTCCTGCTGTCAACGAACCAGGGCTGAGTTTGCCGTTGCTGATCGATGGCGTTGAATACCCAGGTGTTCAAGTATACGGGGTTGGGTATGATCAATATCCTGGATTTGATGTGCTATGGAAATCTTCAGAGTCAACACTGGTATTAGCACCTAATTTAATTCTCTTAGGAGAGATTTATACGATTGTCACGGTTGGCACCACTGATTTTGTTCTGTTTGGTGCCATAAACAACAATGTTGGAACAACATTCACAGCAAATTGGAAAGCATATGATTATCCAGTCACAGGCCGCCCGCCTGCAGGTACAGGAACAGTGTCAACTATTGTGTACACAAGAAACCCTGACACTGACAAATTCAATGGTACCGCTGGAAGTTTTGACTCTACACCGTTTGATAACTTACAGTATGGTCCAGAAGGTCGACCAACATTTGATCAGACTATACTAAATGCCATCTATGAAAGCCCGTACACTGACCCGTATTTGGGGACAAGACCCACCAGTATCAATGTTGACGGCGGCGGATACATTGACCAATACTCAAGTTATGCACCAGAAGAACTAGTACCTGGCAGCGAATTTGACACGCTAGACATTCGTGTCTACACAACGCCTGGTGCAGATTGGGCACGTGACGGTCATGGATTCAGAATTGAAGTGCAGAAATTCACAGTTAGATCCTTAGGAGAAACATACAGTTTTGCTGGTATTGCACCAGTTCCTGCCACAATGATAGTCACAAACCAGACAACTGGGCTTGATTTAACCATTGGTTTAGAGTACACTGCAAACTGGGCCGAACAGACTATCACATTAGATTCAAGCATTGCAATAGGCAGTGCAATAGTAATCACCCTGTACGAAATTGGTGGCGGAAATCAATTGTTCAAGCGTTCATACAACGGTGCAGAAATTGGAAATAGTCTAGTAGTGCCTGTGCAGTACTCATTGATCACTGATTTTGTAATTTTTGTCAACGGCATATTAATCACAGACTATACATTTGTTCAATACGGTAGTACCAGTACAGAATTGTTATTTGGAAGCACTTACACCATTAACGATTATTTGATGATTGGTGCCATTGGTCCGACCACAGTAGATAATACTCCGGTAGACTACAGTTGGTCTGTGCCAGTTACTCAATACATTCCAGGAGTAACAGGATTAACTACGTACACATTAACCAACAGCATGGAATATGTCAACCCAGACAACTTGGTTATTACAGTCAACGGACTACGGGCAAGAACATCTGCTGGTATCGAGTATCTAGCCGACGGCACAACAGACTATTTGTTACCTCAACGTCTTGGGTTCTCGCAATCAATCATTGCCAACAATGAAGTTCACGTATATGTTAACAATATTCCGCAGGTGTTAGGCGTAGACTTTATGGTTGAGCCATATGATCCAATCACACCTCGTGCTGTAATGTTTACAACACCGTTGACACTGGGTGAGAAAATTTTAATTTGTGTCACAACAAACGCACAGGCAATAGCAGTTGGCAATCAGTTACTGTTTAATCCTGCCGGCGGCCTTGTGCCAGTCAACGGCGATGTTATTGCAGTGACCAGTTGGAACGATACCCGACAACAGGATATATTAACACAGGTATATGTTGGTCCAAACACCGGCACCGCAGTAATTGTAGAACCGTATAGCAGCACCGATTATGACGTTGGACTTGTATCTAATTTCCCTGGATCGTACGATTATTCGTCCTCGCAGTCTGTCACACGCAATGATTTATATCTGAATAGAACAATTGTCAATCCAGACAACCTATGGGTAACACTCAATGGTCGTCGAATATTTGTGTACGATGACTTTACAATTGTAAATGATACAATAATATTAGCCGGCGGGTACATTATGTCGCCAACTGATGTAGTTACAATTACAGAGTTCACCAACAGTATTGCACCAGAAGCAATGGCATTCCGTATATTCCAAGACATGCGAGGAGTACAGGCCACGTATCGTATTACTCCTGGAACCACAACTTATCTAGTAGAAGATTTGAGCAAAGATGATGACATAATTTATGTACATAATGCATCTGCACTGAACGAACCAAATTTACCAATTAATATTTGGGGACTATTAACAGTCAATGGTGAACGTATTATGTACCGTAACCGTGATACCGTGGCTAACACAGTCAGCGGCCTGCGCCGAGGCACAGCAGGTACAGCCGCTGCTGACCACACTGCGGCAACTGACGTATACAACATCAGTCGCGGAAACTTGTTGCCAGTACAGTATCAAAATTATGTTGTAAGTAATCTTGAGAACGATACTGCTGTTGACCCTATATTAGGCGACGGATCGACCACTGTGTTTGTAGCAGAAAATCTTGTTGTGGATTATCTTCAGAGTCCGGCTACCATACAAGAAGTAGTTGAAGTTTATATTGGCGGAACATTCCAAGCCAGCGGCTACGACATTACCAATTCTAGTCCAGTAACCATCGAATTTGACACTGCTCCTGCCGATGGCGTACAAGTTACTATTTTGGTACGCAGAGGAGTAACTTGGTATGCACCCGGTGCTGGCACACCAAGTAACGGTGTGGCATTGCAAGATACCGAAACCAGAGCCGCAAGGTTTTTACGTGGCGGATAATCAAGGTAAATAAAGCATGAATCAAAGTACACAACCACAACAGCCGGCGCAACCGGCTAAGAAACCTAATGAAACAGGATCGATTTCTGTTGAAGGGCACATTCGTATTTTTGACCCAACAACCAAGGAAGTCATAGTGGAGAAGCGAGCATGATAATTCAGCCCGGACTGGCCAAAATTGAAGGATTTGTAAAAATCCACGATCCTGCTACCGGTGAAATATTGGTAGATAAAAAGAATGCAATTCATTACGAAAACATATCTTATGCAATGGCTCAAACGCTGAGTGATCGTACATCTGCTCAAGGCGGCGGATGGATATACGAAATGGCATTTGGCAATGGCGGATCCAGCGTGGACCCAACAGGTATTATTACATACTTGCCACCCAACACCACCGGGCAAAATGCTACATTGTACAACGAAACCTATGCCAAAGTGGTAGATGATAATTCTGCTGCCGATACTGATACTGCCAACAACAAAATGACAGTGTTACACACATCCGGCAAAGTTTACACAGATATTTTGGTAACATGCTTGTTAGACTACGGCGAACCGCCCGGGCAACAGGCGTTTGATAACAGCACAAACTTCAACGGAGAATATGTGTTTGACGAATTAGGGCTTAAAACATGGAACGGAAGTGCTACGGATTTGCGTCTGATTACCCATGTAATATTTCACCCGGTGCAAAAGAGTTTGAACAGACAGATACAGATTGATTATACAATACGTATCCAGACGCTAACGAACCTTAGTGCGGCATAAATATAGATATATAATTGCATTATAAATACAATTAACGGAGTAAGACACAAATGGCATATACAATTAATCTAACTGATGGCACCATATTTGCTACTATTGCAGATGGCACCATCAATACTTCTAGTTCAATGATACTAGTTGGCAAAAACTACGCTGGTTACGGTGAATTTTTGGACGAAAACTTTATCCACTTGCTGGAAAATGGATCCAATACCACTGCCCCAACAGCACCGTTAACTGGTCAACTTTGGTGGGATAAATCCACTGGCCTAATGAAAGTATACAACGGATCTACTTTTAAAGTTATTTCGGCTGCAACCGCAAAATCAAGTGCTCCGACTAGTAATGTACAAGGTGATTTGTGGTACGACACAGTTAATGCACAGTTAAAAGTATATACTGGCTCTGTCTGGTTGTTAGTTGGCCCACAGTTTACCGCAGGAACAGGTACAACCGGTGCCATTGTTGACACCATCACTGACAACACATCTGTCAGTCACGTTGTAATTAAATTGTATGTTGAAAATTCAATTGTTGGCATTGTCAGTAAGGATGCCGCATTTACTCCACAGGTACCGCTTACAGGATTCACCACAGTACGCCCGGGCATTACATTGAGTACCCTGGTAGGATCTCAGATTCCGTTGTTCCAAGGAACAGCAACTGATTCCCAACTGCTAGACGGTATTGATTCAACAGGCTTCTTGTTGAGAAACACCAACCAAACCACAACAGGTACGTTTGGTGTGCTAAACAACACCGGCCTCACAGTTGGTGCAAATTCAGATTTCCGTGTGGGAGTAACAGGAACCACTGCAACAATTTACAATCAAACTAGCAATGGTAACATTGCATTCAACGTTAATATTGCCGGTGTTCCAACCACAGTAATGACCATTAACGGAGCAACTGGTATTGTTTCTGGTGCCAACGGCATCTATGCTAACTATGCCGACGTTGCTGAACGATTTGCTGCCGACGAAGTGCTAGAAGCAGGCACAGTAGTCGAGCTTGGCGGAACCAACGAAATTACCAAAGTTACCGCTGAATTGAGCGAAAGTGTGTTCGGCGTCATAAGTACTCGAGCAGCATACTTGATGAACGCTATCGCCGGCACTGACGAAACACACCCCCCTGTTGCAATGACAGGCCGTGTACCAGTTAATACGATTGGAGTTGTTCGCAAGGGTGACAGACTTGTATCTGCCGGAAACGGACTAGCTAGAGCAGCGCAACCGGGCGAAGCAACAGCATTTAATGTCATTGGCAGATCATTAGAAAATAAATCTTCCACCGACCAAGGTACAGTGGAAGCAATTGTCAAAATCAATTAATAGGAAATTAACATGACATATACCGCAGGCAGCACAATACTAGCAACCGACTATAACGGATTTGTTAGTACTAACGGAGCAAATGTAAACGGAATTTGGTCCACAGGTGCCACAACATACGGATACGGCGAAACTGCATTGACCACAGTAAGTGCAGCCGCAACAATTACTGCTGCTCAATGGTCTACTTTAAACAGCAAAATTTCGTCTATGGCCAGCCACCAGGGCACCACCATTACCAGTCGTGCTAACCCAACCACCGGTACTACTATTGCAATTTTAGCAAACCTAAGCACAGACGTAACAAACATTACTTCTGCTCGTGGCAATGCCTCTGCCAGTGGTGCACAAACAACTACATTCTCTGGAACAACTAGTAAAACTACCGACACAGGCTCAGGATCAAGTGCCTGGTCTATCACATTCACACACACCATTACCTGGGCCAGTGCAGATGCTGCTAGATACTTCTTCAACGCCGGCGGCCGAATTAAATGGGAAACCAACAAGTCGTCCACAGGTCAATTGGCCGACGCCGAATGGAACGACTTGGCCACTACCTTATGTGGTGATATTTTTATCACCGGTGGCGGCGTACTGAGTCCACAAACTATTGCCGGTACTAGTTACACAGGCACTACTAAAAGTGGTGGAACTGGTGTGCCAAACACATTAGCTACCTCAACCGGTTGGTATAACCTGCTCACAACTGATACACAATTGTATCGTCAATATGCTGATACAGCCCCGTATACAGGACAATACATTTCTTTAAATGCCAAAACAGCCGGTTCTGGCACACAGTTGGTATTGACCACAACCTGGGTTGATCCAGGTGGTTCTACAGTCGGTTCCAGCGACGTTATCACCGGCGGAACTGCCACAGCGTCACCATTCACTACATTTGGTACTGCACCTGCCACAGTGGTCACTCTGTTTGTTCCAAGTTCGACCTATCTAACCAGCGCCGCTTGGGGCACACCAACTATTGCAGCCGCAGT